TACATTATACCCTACTCGTTTGTCATCAAACAATTGCCAACTAGTACCTGAATCTATAGATTTACAAATTATGAATGCAGGTCTAAAACCTGTATAGACAAACGAACCATTTGCATTACCATTTCCTTCGTATGATCCTGATTTAATATAACCCTCAACATCAGCCCAACAAAAAGCTGTCATAGAACCTCCATTAGATGCTCCACCTGATCCTACACTAAACACAGAAGATGTAGAGTTAGTATTATTCCAAATAGTAGAATCAGCACCCATACCACCAGCATCTAGAGTCATATAATAACTACCAGTCATAAATGTGGTATATGCAACCCAACTAGAACTAGCATCATATCTTTTTGCAAATATCCAAGTTGGAGCAGAACTTAATCCATGTCCTACTGTTGAAGCAGACCTAGTACCTGAATACCTTACCAAAGAAAATCCACCACTAGGGTCAACTTGTATTGTAGATGCTATTCCACCACTAGTATTATTAACCTCTGTTCCACCATTTACTCTCCAACTCCAAGACCCATAAGTATAACCATTAGCATTATAAATAGAACCCATAGTCCAGCCATCAGTACCAAATGCTGTTACACCATTTTCTGTTTGTTGTGCAGCAGCAAGATCAGGTATTATATCTTTTCCTGTTCCATGACTAGTATCAGCTAAAAAGTGATTTTCAGCATTAGACCTAGATTTTCCCCAAACTACATCAGGTGCAAATCCTAATCCTGATATAGCATTTGTACCACCATTACCAGTATACAATTTAGAACCAAACAATTTCTGTGGAAAATCATCATCAGTCTGTGCAGGGTCTATTGCATCTGCTACTGGGAGGTTGCCAGCACACATGGCTAAAAATCCTGATGGAGGATCGTAATAAAAATTACCATAACCTGTATCATCACTATTTCCTTGTGCTGTTTCAGTTCCTGCAAAAGTTCCATCTTGTCCAAAATTTGTATATGAAGAACTAGAACTAGTACTGTCATATTCACTAGCTGAAGGGTTAATAGCAAACCCAGTATTAACCCATGATTGTTGTGGATTAGCTCCTGTAGCAGGATTTCCAGAATTAAACCATGATCCATTTTTACCATACCATACTTTTTTATTATCTACATCTAATGCAATCATCATTTTATTACCTGCACTAAATGTAGCTAGACCAGTTTCTACTTCTGTAATACTTCCCCACATTGTTGAATTAAAATTTCTTAAAAAATTAGAAGAATTACCAGCATAGTAAACTAAATTTCTTGGTCCTCCTTGAGTTATAGTTTGTGTAGCACTAGCACTACCTGCTGATATACCTGGACCTGGATTAGAATACCTCATGCTTAACATACGCACTTCCCAATACCATTTACCAGATGTAACACCCATAGTTCCTAGAGAAATACCCTCATCAGTAACAGAAGTACCTTTACTTGCTAAATTACCTTCTGTTAAAGATATATAACTTCCTGTAGTTAAAGGATTATATGTACAAAAATTACCACCATTAGAATCAGAATTGAAGGTTGGAGTATCTAGCATTTGGTCGTGTGATGCTATAGCTGAACCTATAGTCCATGTGTTTCCCTCACCACTTGAATCTGTTCCTAATGAGCTACTATTAGCAAATTTTAACCATGTGGTATTAGTGCCTGATAAAGTTAATCCGCTTGGGTCTTTGGGAATCCACACCCCATTTTTTGTTTCTGCTACATCTGTAGGGTCATACGCAGTTCCATCAAACAATAAAAATTCTGCTACATATCCTGCAAATCTATCTGCACTTCCACTTCCAGCTCTTGTTCCTATTCCATGAATAACTGTTGAATTAATAGCAGTATTTCCAGAGAAAGAAGTTGTTTTTTGAAGAACTCCATTGACATATAATGTATTTGAACCACTCGCATTTTTTATAAATATATGATAATAAGCTGAAGTATCACGAAACACCATATTTGTTTTACCATAATTTACTTCACTTGATGATATTTCTATTTTATCATCACTTGCAAATGTATAAAATAATCTACTAGCATAACCACCACTTCCTCCTGCTTCAAATATAAATTGATTAGCACCTACTTTAGACCTTTTCATCCATATTGAAATAGACCAAGTTGCTCTATTACCTGCACTACTAGGAGTTCTTGTTATTTTAGAATTATCATTACCATTGTGCATACGAACACTATTAGCTATTTGATGGGTATAAAAACCACCACCGCCTCCACCACCTGCAACTACTCCTGATGCTCCTGCTCTTGGGCTTGTTTCTTGTAGTTGTGTCATTTATATTTCTCCTAAGCAGGTGATTTAATATCTTTTGATAATACTAATTGTATAGCACTTGTAGTTCTTACAATATAATCTATTCTATCAACAGCATTAGCTCCTGTTGATAAAACTCCTGCTGTTCCTCCTGCAAAATCATATGAAGAACCATATGCAAGTGTTCTACCTCCTGTGCCATCTTGTGTTATAAAGACACTTCCACTTTGTCCTACTACTGCATTTGATGGGTTAGCTAAGGTATATGCACCACTATTGTTTGCCGCTAAAACTCCATTGCCTGCCGCATCTGATAAAATAAAATGATTATTTAAAGCTAAGTTAGGAGTTATTGC